TTTTTATCTGTCAAAATATTTCACCACCTTTCATTTGGTATCGGAGCATGACTCCGAGTGGTAACTAATCCTACGATAATCCAATTATATAACACATAACGACGTCTAGTCAACACTTCTATAATATTCAATAGGAGCTGGTAACAATCTATGCTTACAATTTCCACTCCAAGCAGTCTTCCCATTACGTCTAACAAACAATACGTGATACTTGGGAAGCTCTACATCATAAACAAAGTCATTATAATAAATCTTTTCTAGCTGTATGCCCCTATGACGTATTGAGGGACTGCTGTTAAAATAGCTATGCTTACTGGTGTTTTCCCTTACAACCCACATATCAGTTTTTGTTTTGTATTCACCGTTCTTATGTTTTACGATTCTACCTTTTCTATTTTCAAACCTAAAGCTGGGATAATTACCGACCTTAACTATCAACTCACCCAACTGTTCCGCCAATCTTTCACTAGATGTATAATATACCCTCTCTAAAGCATTATATTTACCGCCCTTTATTGTACTTCCATCCCCTAACCTAAAGGCATCTAAAAGTATTCTGATTTGTCTCTTAGAAGCTGTCATAAACTCTGTGGGGATTTGTTTTTCACTTGCCTTACCAAAATCCTTAAAATAATTAAATAGCTTCTTATCTGTCTTCAATAACCTACTATCATTTTGATAAAAACCCATTTTAAGCAAATCATCTATCATTTCCTGCTCCTTTTCTTGAGATATGACAACCTTTTTACTGTAACCGCTTTTGTCTACACACCCCTCTGCCAAAAAGTAACCAACCAGCCTTATAAACTCATCAGTATAATCAAGTTCCTCACCTCCCCAACTAACACATCTTAACTGGCGAAAGTTTTTAGGAGTCTTACTTGCCTCGCATAACCTATACTTTTCTTTTTTCTTGCCGTTTTCTTTTCCACTATAGCCAATAAATAGGCTATGATTTGGCGTCACTTTCAAATCAAAGGATTTGCCTTTATAATGATACATTTCCCCTTCATATTTATAACTAATAAGATTAACAAAGGGTAACCACACAGGTTCTAGTGTCTTAGGATTAAGGCTAAATATCTTTTCGTTACCTTTCAAATCTTTAAAATACTTCCAGCCCAAATCAGTATACACTTGAGTATGCTTATCATAACAGTTGGGATGAAAAAGACCCGCCATTTCCGCATCGGTAACCGTTGGATAACCTGCTGTACGGCCCGTTATTGAGAGTATCTTAGCCTCCCAAGGTCTACATAGTTCACACTCTGATGGATGGTCTGAAACCTGCACTAAATCTTTACCTTCTCTTTTTAATCTGTTAGACATACCCATATTGGTAGCCTCTCTCATACGAGTTCTTGTTAACATATTTGAATAAACATCTAACTTCCATCGTTTACCGGACTTGTCCCTTATGGCAAAGAAATCTTCTTCTAATAAGGCGATTATTTCTTCTCTTAATTGTTTAGGGGTTTTTCTTTGTTCCAAACCTTCAACAAAAATCATTTCTATCTTCTTCTTTCTTCCCTCGGTCATTACATCTCTCGCACTATTAAAAGCACCTTTTAGAGCCTCTCCAAACTTATTTAAAGTGTCTGACTGTAATGCCTTTATTGCAAACCTATCATTAACATCCAAAGCACCACTAGCAACAAAACCATACCTTTTAAGAATATTAGTACCTTCCAAAGCGGATGTTATATAATGTTCCTTAATATCTCCTTTAATAAGTGGATAAATCTTTTTTTCTAGTCTATTAAGTTCTCTTAAAATAGCCGTACCTAGTACAGCATATCTAATATCTTTCTTTGATGCCAAATGAGCAATAATAAGCCCCTCAATAACTTTGGAGCTATTAGCCACCATCTTTGTGATTTTATCTGCGGATTTATCTATTGATGTTCTGGAAGCCATCTTTAAGCCTCCTTATCTTCTTCATTTCCTTGGTCAAAAATAGAAACGAACTGTGCTTTTCTTTCGTCTATTTCTTCTACTATCTGTTCTGCTTCCTGTCTGGTTTTACCGTCCAGTTGCATAATAGCTTCCTCTCTATTCATCGTTTCATTTTCAAGCCTCTTTGTTACTACATCTATTTCTTCTTGAATGTCGTTTGGAATACCATCTGACCATTTAATAGTGATTGGTTCTACTTCCTTTACTTTATACATTGTGCCGTTATATTCAATACCGACACCGCCGTTTTCTTTAGATAACATTTGAGCTATTTCAAAGACTTCCTTTAATCCTTGTTCGTAATACTTCTTTTTTCTACCTACCTTAAATAAAGTTCTGATAAGTCTCATCTTCAAGGCTCTACCGGATTCAGCCACACCCTGCTTACCCATTCCGAGTAAATCCGGGGATGTCTCTGAAACCATCATCATATACTCAACAATCTTATCTAGTTCTTTAAAGGCATTTTCCAAGGAAGCGTTCCATACAATATATTCTGGAGTTGTCCCGTCCTCACCAATCTCAAACATTCCAATAGCTTCTTTTCTAACATTTCCTTCTTCATCTAAAACACCCTCTGGAACTGCAAGTATTGGGTCAGAGTGCTTATCTAAGATATTGGCTACCTTAGTAAGTCTGTTATTCATTTCAAAAGCTAATGTCTCAATATCTATAAAATCAGAGACACCTTCCCATTCTAAACTACCCGAATATCTAAAGTTAGGAATATGAACAAGAGTGGGTTTATCTATCTTTGTTTCGTACTTAGCCTCATATTTAGTACCAGCAAGTTTATTAAAATCTTTGACATCCATTTCTCCCGTTATCTTAAACACTCCCTCACCTTGCTTCTTTTCAAGTGTATGGACTTTAGTTTCCACAAGTCCTTTAGTGTGTATTTCTCTTATTAGAAACTTCTTCTTTTCTTTTGCTTCCACTATTGTTTCTATCCAGCACAACTCTTGACTCTCTGGTTTCTTTCTTGGGTTCTTACTGTTTATTTCTGGATAATAAATAGCGGGGTCAACGTCATCAATATAGACCATATTGTCTGTAACCCTCACTTTGAATACCGCATCCCCTAAAGCGGAGTTTGTAAGTGCTGACTCTAATAATTGGGTTTCAAGTTTTGATTCATAGGCAACGCCGTCTATAAACTCTTGGTTTTTGTCCGCCAGAAAAGTAACATCCTCACCAAATAGCATATCTGCAGATGTTTTAGCAATCAGACCATTAAAGTTGACAACAATATATCTTAAACGAGAATATCTTTCTGTATAAGGGTCACCTGCTTCCAAACGAAAAGCATCGTAATGATTACCTTTAAGCAGTAATCTATTAACTTCGTATTTTCTTAATCTTTCCTCATGTCCCTCGTAGGGAAACTGTTTGGCATTATCGAACAGCATAGTATGTAATAATTATATCATCAAAGGTTTAGAAGATGCTAGGTTTATTGCTAAATGCTCTGGCTTTCCTAGGCTTGTTATCAAATGAATGTACTGCATATCTCAAACTGTCGCAAAAGTCATCTCTTATCTTTACAGGTTCATCTAAAACAACCTCGTTCTTAACCTTCCAGCTATAACTTTTTAACTCCTTTTGTGCGTTTACCGACTCCTTGGTAACGAACAACTTTCTACTCTTTATGGAGTCTATTCCCTTGGACACGTCTTTATCTGCCGGTCTTATGTTATATCCAGCCTTCTTTATTTCTTCAATCCTTTGTGGTTCTGCACTATCGGCAAAAATATAGTCCTTTTTAGATATATCCAAGTCTTCCATCTTTTTAATCAGTTCTTGATTAGTTAGATAGCTCTCATATATTACCTCTCCAGTATAGACATCGTCGTCTTTTAATACAACCTCACACAGACTTGTAGGATGGTTATATCCAAAATCTAGTCCGTAGATATGCTCACCGTTGAATACATTTTTCATCTTGCCGTTTTCTTCTACCTCTCTTGTAGGTAGGCTATCAACAAGTTCCCAATGATTGTATATTCTAACCTGTGAAACACCTCTCTCGCCAAGACCGTAAATATTCCAATAATTAGGGTCTATCTGTCTGTAATGTTCTATTTCTTTAATAACATCTGGTGATAGGAATGGGTTGTCCAGATAGGTAGATTTAATAAAAGTGCAGTCTTTTCTTGTTAAAACATTTTCATATATCCAATGGAACTCATCTGATGGGTTATAGTCCATATAAACCTTGGTATTAGTTCTCATATTAAGCTGTCTAAATGACTCTAAAGACATTTCGTTAGCCTCATTAAGCCATAAGTAATCTCGTCTTATACTTCTTACCTTCTGTGGCTGGTCTAAACCAAAGAACTCTATCTCATTACCATGTAAGCGGTATATTCCGTTTGTTTTATCATGATTGGACTCGCTGTATAGGTTCTGTTCTTGAAGGATATTAAGAAAGTCCCTCATAGCTGTAGCACGAAGCGAAGGCATGGACTTTCTAACTATTGAGAATACTTTTCCCGTAACTTCTAAAGGTAATATTACAAATAATTGTGCGAGTGAATAAGTTTTAGAACTACCAGTACCCCCTTGATTAACTACAAACCTAGTTTTAGCATTATAGTTTCTGTCAAAGACATTAGTTCCCTTGAGGTTGAGTTCCATTTACAATCTCCACCTTAACTTGCTCAATTAAATCGCCTTGATGCTTCATTGTTTGCACGGAACGACCCTCAGTCCTATCGGCAACCTCCTTATATTCAGCCAAATCTTTTCTGGCGTTTTTGACACGCTCATAAGCTATAACCTCTGCAATATACATTTCATCCTGTGGTCTGTTGTTGAAATATTCAACAAACTCCTTACTCTTCAAATCCTTAAAAAACTGTAGCCAGTAACCGAACCTTTGTTCGTTCTTTGGTCTACCGCCGTAATTTATATCTTCCGGTCGTTCTTGAAAACCACCTTTTCCTGTGGGGTTGGCATTGTTACCTACCTTAAATTTCCCGTCAGGATTGCGGTTTTCGTCTTGTTCTATAGTCGAATTATTTTTCATCTTCCCAACCTTCCTCTGTTAAATAGTTCATATTCGAGCTCATAGCTATATTATATCATTATCTTTATAAGCGTTTGGCGGTAAATGTGTTTTCTGGTCTTTTACAGTAATAAGCAACAATATATATTCCCCTTCATTAAAGTAACTCTCCACTATTTTGACCGTAAATAATCAAGTTTTTGTTCATAATATTTCCTTATTTCAATTAAATACTCTTTGTTAGTCCTCTGTCTCTTTTCTTCCGGCGACATTTGTTTATATAATCTAAACTGTTCCTGTAGATACTCCCAATCTTCAGGGAAGTTTTTTATATACCAAGAAACATACGGAGCAGGATTTTTACTATGCCAACCATAGATATGATGGTTACGGCACAAGCCAATGGCGTTTCTTTCATCGTATCTAAGCCACGAACAAGCACCTTTAGATATGACGTGAGAACAATGTATATGGCCGCCGCAAGGGTCGGAGGTATCAAGACCATAAAGGCAATAACCATCGCGCTTTCTAATATATTCACTATAAGCATCATCGGCTTTCCCGCGATACCAAGCTATTGATTTGCTCTTTGCCATAATGTTTCCCTTAGTCGGGGAGGCGTTGCGAAAGGTTTACTGCCCCGGAAACCCTACCTCCCCGATTAAGAGGGTAAGCCGAAACTTACCACTCCTAACTGTCACCTATAGTTATTTCTTTTTAGACTTTGAATCTGCTTCTCCATCCAAATCTTCAATAACTGCATCTAAATCTATACTGTCACTTAAAGACTCATCTATTTCTGCTTCATTGATGTGTTCTTCATCACCGACATCTATCGTTTCTTTCTCTTTAGGCATTAGGTTCTTTATTTCCTCTTTAGTTAAAGAAGGAAGTTTTCGAGCCGGTGCATTACACTTCAAAACAGATTCTATACCATCTCTGGTATTACCTTCTCTGTCTTCATAGTGTTTAACAACGATTTGGAATCTACCACCAATTAAATCGTTTACGTTTATT